CATCTCCCTGTTCGACAAGTCAGGGGTGATGGTACAACCTTGGCTTGAAGCAGGGTATGAGTGTTGGACTATAGACATAGAGCATCCAACTGATGTTTCTCCTGTGAGTCGTTCACATCAGGACGATTCAGGAGTGTGGAAGTTGGGTTGGGATTTACACACCCATCCACCAGCGAAGCTGATGGTTGAGTGGAAACGTAAAGGTGTTGCGTTTATCTCTGCGTTCCCTCCTTGTACTCATCTGAGTGTGAGTGGTGCTAGGTGGTTCAAAGGTAAGGGGTTGCGTAAGTTAGCTGAGTCTATTGACTTGTTCGCTACCGCAATAGGTGTCTGCGAAGGGTTTGATGCCCCGTACATGATTGAGAACCCTGTGTCTACTATCAGTACCTATTGGCGTAAGCCTGACTACATGTTCCACCCATACGAGTACACCTGGTGGTGTCCTGATGATTGGTACACGAAGAAGACTTGCTTGTGGACTGGTAACGGTTTCGTTATGCCACCTGCACGTCCTATGAGTAGTGATGTTAAGCCTGACAGCAGGATACATAACTTGCCTCCGTCTGAGGACAGGGGTGAGTTGCGTTCGGTGACTCCGTTAGGTTTTGCTAAAGCTGTATACGATTCCAATAAGAAAGGTAAGAAATGAAAACATATCAATTTGATGTGAACGTCACTTTTGAAATGGATGACATTATAGAAGTCCAAGCCAAAGATGAACAGGAAGCTTATGAAAAAGCAACCGAACACATGAACTGGAGTGGCTACGATCCCACTACTGATGAGTTAAGTGAAACCAGTAGACAGATCACTGCTTCACAGTGTTTAGATGATTGAGAAGGAGGTGAGAAGTGAAGATAGTTAAAGCTTGGATCAGATTCGAGTTGAGTAAAGAGATTGAGTTCGAGATACCTGATGACTGTGTGTTAGAAGATGCACACGAACATGTCGATTGGGAATCAGAGGATGTTGAGACAGCTACCTTTGATGGTGCTGTTGTTTATTACATAGAAGATCCGAAGACGGGAGAGACATGGGAGAAATAAAACACGGCTTGTCTGCTTATCGTAACAACCTTTGCAGGTGTGATATTTGCAGAGGGGCAGGCACGTTGGATGCTAAGAAGCGAAGGGATGCGAAGCGTGTTGAGCGTGAACCTAAACCTGACCGTAAGGTGAGACTTAGTGATGTGTATTTTGATACACTTACTAGAGAACAATACATGAAGCTGAGGGACAGATGAAAAAACAGTTAACAGTAGGAGAGTTCTTCTGTGGAGCAGGAGGCATGGCTCTGGGTGCTAAACAAGCAGGTTTCGACCACAAGTTTGCTATCGACTACGAGTTTGATGCTGTCGCTACGTTTTCTATGAACGTGTCACATAACGTTTTATGCACTGACATAAAAGAATTTGATATTGAACGTCTACCTTATGTGGATGGTTTCATGTACGGATTCCCATGTAACGATTTCTCAATAGTTTCCAAACGTGCAGGATTAGATGGTGAGTATGGTCCACTGTATTCTTACGGCGTTGACTATCTTAATCTGCGTTCACCAAAGTTTTTTGTAGCTGAGAACGTATCAGGTATCACCGCCAATGGAGCTTTGGAAATAATAACTAATGCTCTCGCAGCTGCAGGTGACTATGGTTATGAGCTTAGTATTCACAAGTACAAGTTCGAGGAATATGGTGTGCCTCAATCAAGACACAGGTATGTGATAGTCGGGTTTCGTAATGATCTCGGTTTGAAATTTAACGTACCTGAACCACGAGGTGAGATAGTCACAGCCCGTGAAGCTTTCAAAGATATCCCTGATTGGGCTACTAACAATGAAAGAACTAAACATCCGAAGCAGACAGTAGAAAGGTTGTCTTACATAAAACCTGGTGAGAATGTTTGGCAAGCAGATTTGCCTGAACATTTACAAATGAAAAACAAATTAAGTTTGTCTAATTGTTACAGGAAAACACATCCTGATAAACCTGCTTACACAGTGCTGGCGGCAGGAGGAGGAGGAAGCTACGGCTACCACTGGGAGGACAGAGCTTTAACCAGCCGTGAGCTTGCGAGACTGCAAACTTTCCCTGATTGGTTCAAGTTTGTTGGAAACAAGCGGTCTGTTAGGAAACAAATAGGTATGGCTGTTCCTGTGTTGGGAGCAAAAATTATTTTAGAAGCTGTACAAGATCAGCTACAGATAGGAAAGGAGGACAGTGAAAACTGACCCTGAAATATGGAACCTTGAATATGAGGTGTTAATAAAAGGCATCATCCCTTTCTCCGTTGGAGAGCAGGTGATATCGGGGCGTTATCAAATCGTTAACGCTGACGTAGTGAAATTGGAGATAACAAAATCAGATGAGTGAAGACAACAAAGAGTTAACAGTTGAGAACTTTTATACTGCCATCAACCCAAAAGCAGTATTAGGGATGCTCGACTTCTTACATGATCTGAGGAATCTAATAGATGCATTCCTCGCAGACATGTCACAGACGATTGCTGAAGCATCAGCAGAGGAACTGCCTAACAACGTGTCGAAGTTACACATACCAGGACAGGAGGATAAGTAATGCACATATCTTCAACACTGATAGAACAAGCGACACGGCCACACCCACAGGAGCAAACTAAACTCCGCAGAGGCGTGAAGACTGACAAGTCTTTAGCCGTGTACGAATTAGCAAGAGCGTGTATCGACCAGCCCAGCCATCCGTTGAGGTTAGCGGATGAGAAGCTGATGTTTAAAACTAAACGAGGAGCTATTGAGTACACGTCACAGCTTCGTATAGGTAAACGTAAAACTTTGATACACGCCTTGGAAGATACAAGGATGACAGACCGTGGGCATTTCAACGTGTGGGTTGAAAGCTTCGTAGTCGGCAGGTACACCATAGGGTTGGAGTACATCAGCGACTATGACGAAGTGGAGTTGAAGAAGAAAACTCCTGTCACATACATGGGTCAACCAACAGAAGAAGCAGCTCTCAGAGCAGCCACGGATCACGAACTAGGGCATCGTGACATCGAAGTAGGTGAGTGGTTAGACTGAGCATCGGGAGGGTGAGTGAAGTCTTCCCTCCTTTCTTCTTTGCTCACCCTCCTACCTCCATCCACCACCAAACCAAATTATTTGTTATACTGGCTGCTAGCAGGCAGGCAAAGCTAGGAGGCACACCCCTTAAAGGGTGTGCCGCTAGCTACTAGCTAGGGAGATAGAATTATTAACGAGAACCATTCGTACATGGATGGCAAGTGGCATCACATTTGGCATCAATCTGATCTTAAAACTTTTGAGATGTGTCCTGAACGGGCACGAAAGATATGGGCAGGTGAAGTGTCAGACCCTGAGTCTGATGCGGCTGTACTTGGTACAGCATGCCATAACGCTGTTGAAAGACTTCTTCTTCCCGCCGACCCTGAATCCTATAATCATTGTTACCCAGTGGAACGATGCGAAGAGTCTTACGATTTGTTGCACGACTACTTCGAGCAGGAACTAACAGAGCTGTCTCCTGCTATTGAGAAGTGGAACAGTTATGGTTCAGTGGACAAGATGAGGAGCATGGGTACCAGCAAACTTGATGCCTGGTATGAGGAGATTTACAACGGGTTGACACCGATGCATGTCGAGTTGCCTTTCAAAAAATTGTTGTTTGAAGATGATGAGAGGGTCGTTCACATGGAGGGACGGATCGACCTGATAGATAGCAACCTTGGTATCGTCGATTGGAAATTCCCTAAGAGGGATTACACGAGAGACAAATGGCAGTACGACAGGTGGGACGTTCAGTCCACTGTGTACTCTTGGGCTGTTGATCAGATGAAGGGGGAATTGAAAAGAGATTTTGAAGAACACGCTATGACTTTCTTTGTCGTACATGGTAAGTCAGGTGTGTCGCAGATGAGAATAGATCGTTCGCCTCAGGACTGGGAGTTCCTGAAGCGCAAAGTCGAGGCGTTGAGTCGCCTCGTGGAACGTTCAGACATGGAAGTCTGGACGTTAAATGATGCTGGCTGGTGGTGCTCCGAGAAGTGGGCACCCTGCTGGCACTTATGCAAAGGAAAAGAAACATATGGATAAAGACAAGTTGATTGTGGCGCAGAACTGTAACTCTGCGACTGCAACAGTCATGGCTGCACTCGTTAACTCTGGTGCATTTACCTATGAGGATGTTCGTGCCAACTGGGGTGACTTACATCAGATCATAAACGAAAACACTCACGCCACAGCGGGTGCTCAGACCGTCGCACAGGCGTTCCCTGAGACACAGACATTACCTACCCCACCTCCTGCTCCAGCAGCGCCTCAGACGGCTTCTACGCCGCCCTCAGCGCCAGCTAGCAAGAGTAAGGGAGGGTGGATACGTGAAGATGCGTTTGAAACAATCACAGGAGCGATTGAATTTGAACGCATGAGTGGTATTACTTTCGGTTCAAAAGACTCTAACTTCTTTTGCAACCAGGCAGTTAAACAAGCAGGTAAGTTGCCTAACGGCACGGTTCTAAAGAACCCTAAGACTTACCCGCACTCTAAGGTAAAGAGAGCCGACTACTTGAAAGGTGACTGGGCTGAAGCACTAGCTCAATACGCCGAATTTGCCATAGACTTTGATGCACTACCAGCGTCGTTCACACGACCTGCAATGTATGTGAGTTGATATGGTAACGAGACTCAGCGCTCAAGAGGCTGAGGCTCGTGTTGAACAGGCAAGGGCTGGCTCCTCTGATCTCCCTGAGGGGTCAGCCTCATCTGTTACAACCTTAACGTTGCCTACCTGCCTTGATATAGCCGAACGATTAATAGAAGATGCAACCGATCAGACCGCCCGATGGTCCCTCGGTGTGCACGAAATAGACGACGCATTAGGAGGAGGACTTAAACCCCGTGAGCTGCTACTCGTAGCAGGCAAAGCACACACAGGTAAAACAGTCCTGCTCATAAACGCTGTCGCTAAAAACCCTGACAGTCTTGTCATATGGATGACACCTGACGAACCTGACCTTATGGTTCTGTCACGTATCCTGAGTATCAGACTCAACATGAACCCACGAGAAGTGTACGACCTGGCTCGTAAAGGAGATGAGAAGATCCTTCGAGCTATACGTCACCAATCGGAAACAGATCTAAGAAACCTGAGGATCATAGATCGTGCCACGTTCTCCAAGTATGGGGCGCAGATGCG